AACAGTATAAGTGCCAGTTGGACTTGCTGTTGTTGTGCCAGCAACAGTATAAGTGCCAGTTGGACTTGCTGTTGTTGTGCCAGCAACAGTATAAGTGCCAGTTGGACTTGCTGTTACTGTGCCAGCCACCGTTTGGGTTCCTGTTGGTGAAGAAACAACTGTAAAAGATGGCTGATTATTTGCCAAAACAACTCTTAATGTTCCAGCAGAGGCATTTCCTGTGTTTGAATCAACTACTGATCCATTTATTTCACTAATTGCACTTCTATTATTACCCAAGGAAGTTATAGATCTTGGTCCTGTAGCCATAATTCCGAAAGTGGTGCTACAATTTAAAAGTGTTGTTGAGACAGCACCATTATTTGTAATCCTAATGCGAAAATAATTACCGGGAAGAGTTATATTTTCATTAAATTCATAACCTCCAAGATTTCCAATAGTGCTTCTTGTGAAAATATCAGTACTGACCGGATATGTTATGTCGCTATCAAAATATTGATCAACGTACAAAGTAAATGGCTGATCGCTGTAAATAGATATTTGAGCAGCCTGTTGATTCAGAATGGTTTCTAATATTCCTGTAAAAGTAGATCCAGCAGATAATTGGCTGGTTGTGCTATTTTTGACAGATGATGGATAACTTAAAGAATTTAATGCAACTCCAACATTTGATTGGTCGCTGGCAATTACTACAGGAAAACTATTCGTAGAATTTTTTTGTCCTTGTGGAGATGCAGCAACAGTGTAAACTCCCGTTGGCGGAGATGTTACGCTACCAGTAACAGTTTGTGTTCCTGTTGGATTAGTTGTCACAGAACCGCTAACTGTATAAACTCCTTTTGGTGAGGCGGTTACAGTTCCAGAAACAGGTTGTGTTACATTAGAGCCATCAACCGTCAAGGCAACCATTCCAGAAACACCTTGAACTGTAATTACTCCAGAATCTGCTGTTCCTGCTACTCCCAATCCAGTTACCGTTTGAGTTCCAGAAGGAACTGTGGTAATTAATGGATTTATTGTAATGGTGGGAGGAGGAATTACTATAGGAGTAGTAAGCGTAACAGTTCCAGAGATTGGCATGGGATTGTCGGCACTTACTTGTGTCACAGTGCCAGAGTTACCAATTTCCAATTTTACCTTTAGATGCTTGATATTATCTATCTCATCTGCGGCAACTAATTTATCGTGATGTGTAAGCCTCATATTATCAGTCATGATTTACCTCTTGAACAGTGATATTTTATATATCATTATCAAAAGGAAAAACAATCTAGCGATTTCCTGATTTTTCTACATGCATCACGCATATCCATTTCTCGACAAGAATGGCACATCCAAGGTAAGTTATATTCCATAAAAGCTTTAACTTCTAAAGTCAATCTTTTTTTGTGAATATAAAAATTTTTTTTACAAATGTTACAATGGGTCCTTTTGTGATTAATTTTTAGTCTTTTATTGGGTTTTTCCCTATCTATTTTTCTTTTTAAAGATTTTTCATCTGGTTTATTTTTCCAATAGTAGGCTAACAATTCCTCTGGCATAGGAGGAATTGGCATTTTGCTATCTTCTAGCCAATTATATCTAGATCCATCATAATGAACAGATGGAGGAACAACAGATTGGTGTAAAAATCCACGAAATTCTATGTCATTAATGACATATCGTGTAAGATTTGGATCAGGATTTAGAAAAAGATGGTGAACTGATTTAGAACTACTAAATTTCGGATGAGGAAATCCGTCGATCATTCGTTCCAACAAATCGTTTGCTTCTTGGGAGTCTCCCTCGACATCGACAATATCACCTAGAAGCAATCCTATATTGTATGAACTAACTTTAGTTTTAAAATAGGGACGCCATTTCTCTGGCGACCAATCTTTATTCCATCCTTCACCAACAGGACACTTTGTGTCTTTATATACAGCAATTGGCTTGAAACCAGCTTGTGCATATATATCAAAATATTTCAAATATATCATTCAGCAAATTCTTCTAAGAGTGGGATGGATCACGAAGATAAGCCTTCATTGCTTCTATGATAGTATTTGTATCTAAGTTTTCTATTGGAACATTTTGACGGTGTGCCCATTCCACAACTTTGAGCAGGTTTTTCTCGTTCTTTTTTGTTAACCAAAAATTTCTTAATTTCATATTTTATTTCCGCAAAGAAAAGAAGCGAATCATTAAAGCATTATACGTAAAATAATATTTGCCGTATAGAGCAATATGAGCAATTAGAAAATTTTATGTGTACAACAAAAAAAGGCGAAGATTTTACTCTTCGCCTTCCCCGTTCAAATTAATCATTTTTATCAGCTAAAGAAGCTCAATCTTGTCTGTGGAGCAAATCCGGGCTGTCCTGCTTCAGGTTCTGGTCTAACAGCCTGCGTTAAATTGTCGGTATCTACAGGCTTAAATAGATCGCTGCTCTGATATTCAGACCAACCATCATTATATTTTTCCCCATAAGAACCAGTCATGTTGTGGACACTATTCCACCATGCTTGCTCTTCAGCAGATTCAGCTTTAACTTTTTTGCCTTTCTTGAGAGGCTTTAATCCTTTTTTAGCTCTTGTTGCATTAATTTTTGCAACGTGTTCAGCACTTTCACCTGCTTCTTTATCCTTATCTATATCAATTCCTGTTTCTTCTTCACGCTTTTCTTTTTTGCTATCGGACTTCATCTTTTTCTTGGAATACATAGGAGCATTAGTTCCATCTTCGTTGCCGGGACCCTTTTCTCCTTGTCTCTTACCAGCGTCACCACCTCGACCTCCAAGTGTCGGAGATTCATCTTCATCTTCATCTTCGTCATCTTCATCTTCATCTTCATCTTCATCTTCATCTTCATCTTCGTCATCTTCATCATCTTCATCTTCATCATCTTCGTCTTCATCTTCGTCGGATTTCATTTTTTTCTTAGCATAAGCTCCGCACTTGCCACACTTTTTGGCATCTTCGTCATCACCATCTTCACTTTCTTCATCTTCGCCATTGTGGACATCAACATCGACATCATCGCAAGTGCAATCTTCTTTGCTTTCGCCACATTTTTCGCATGTATCTTCTGGTTTATCTTTTTCTTCAGCAGGTTCGACTAGATCAGTGTCGCCATCTTCATCATCTTCGTCGTCCTTCATTTTTTTCTTGGCTTTTTTCTTAGCCATTTTAGTTTCTTCTAAATCCATAGCAAATTGGCTTTGAATGCCCAAATTTTGAGGATTAGCAATGCCGAGATTAAAACTCGGAAGGACAGATTCATTTAACATTTTCCATTGTTTGTATGATAACATATTTCACCTTTCAATCTAAACGGGTTAAACTATATATGTACATGAATATAAATCTTTTACAAAAAGGAAAATATGAAAAGAAAATTCTCTTCACATTTTTTTGCCTTTTCATAATGTGTTGGCTGCTTAAACCACAAGCTAATCCAGTTTATTTATCATCCGATGTCCAATTATTCCACGGAGAAATTAAATCTAGTCATGAAATATTACAAATAATTCATGAAATTAACGACAAAAACGAACTCATCAAAAATATTTTCGTTAAAAGAATGCCTATAACAATTCAACAAGGATCAATGAAAGGCAAAGTTTTTGGTGAATTGGCGATGGAAAAGCCAAAAAATTTCAGGCTCAAGATATCGCATGAACTATTTGGACAAGAAATGGATATCGGATCGAACGATACATTATTTTGGTTTTGGTCTAAAAGACTAAATCCTCCTATATTGAATTATGCGGCTCATGAAAATTTCAAAAAATCAAATTTAAAAATGATATTGAGTCCAAACTGGATGTTGGAATGTCTAAATGCAAATAGAATTAGTACAGAAAATATAGAATTTGGAAGATTTAAGAATTTTTGGTTGCTTTTAGAAGATAAAGAAGAAGTTACAATCGCAACATTAATTGAGCCTAGCAAAAAGCAGATTGTAGGAAGATATTTATATAACGAAAAAGGAAAATTGATTGCGAGTGCGGAATACTCCAATTTTAATGATCAAATTCCAAAAAATATTTTAATCATTTGGTATGAAGAAAGAATTATCATGAAATGGGATTTATCAGAAATGAAAATAAATTCGGACATTAACCACATACTATGGATAATGCCCGAAAAGGAAAACATGAACATTGGTAAATAAATTATTTATTTAAAGCTTTTTGAATAGCGGCTCTACGAAGAGCTTGAACTTTTCTGCGTTCCGCATCAATTCCACCTGTATTTATGTTTGCAGCATGAGGAGATTGTGTTTGCTGCGGTCTTAATTGGGAAGCAGTTAGTCCTGACGCCAAACTTCTTGTTTGCACGCTTGCCGGTCTTAGAGCAGATCTAGATCTTTGATTTGATTTGTTGCCGCCGCATCCACATGCCATAATATTACCTCATAAAAAAAGCTTCGTTTTGGTTTTATAAATTAGATTTTTATTCTGACTGTTATTTTTACGAATGCGAGCCAGTAACTCTTTTTTCTTTTCGTCTAATTCGGTTTGTTGTAAGCTTTGAACATTAGAGTTTCCGCCACAACCACATCCATTATTATTTTGCGTCATACTATATTTATGTTACAAAGATTTAAATTATGTTTACAACGCAAGAGATTTCACAGTTAATTGAACAGGCAAAAGAAATTGCTTTAGAAAAATTTAAGAATAATTTATACGAAGAAGCAGAATTGGTGCTTGAATATTCTTTAAAAGTTCAACCAGAAAATATAGAGATTCTTCAACTAATGGGATTGACACAATATCGCTTAGGCAAATTTGATTGTGCCATTAAATTTTTCGAAAACGCTTTAAAAAATGATGCCAAAAATACCGAAAATTACAGCAACATAGCATTGTGCTATTCAAGCACAGGAAAATATCAAAAAGCAATAAGTTATCTAGAAAAAGCGATACAATTAAATCCAGAACATTCATATTTGTACAGCAATATTGGACTGCAATATAGAAATATTGGCAATTTAGAAAAAGCAATTGAATGTTTCAAAAAATCTAATTCTATTTGTGAAAAAGAAACCACTTGGGCAATGATGGGTGGATGCTTTGGAGAAAGGAAGCAATTAAAAGAAGCAGAAGAATGTTTAAAAAAATCCATTGAAATAAAACCAGACTTTGCTGCTGCACATGTAGACTTAGCTTCTGTATATCATCTACAAGGAAAATGGGACCAAGCTTGGAAAGAATACGAATGGAGAACAGAAGTTTATGATCAACTCAAATTTTGGAATAACATTTTAGATCCAGAAAAAAAATGGAAACAAGAATGTCTAGACGGAAAAATAATTTTAATTCATGAAGAACAAGGAAGTGGAGATACAATTAATTTCTTTAGATATATTTCTTTGGTGAAAAAATTAGGAGCACACATTATTTTGTGCTGCAATAGTTCCTTAGAAAAGCTATTTAAAAATCAAGTAGATGAAATTTTCATTGTAGATGCTTCAACAAAAAAAATGCCAGAACATGATTATCATTGTTCGGTGTTAAGTCTGCCATACTTATTGGACAATCCAATAATTCCTGACTGCCCTTATTTATTTGCAAATAAAACCAATATGGATGACTATAAGGGTTTTTACAAAATTGGAATTGCATGGGCAGGAAATCCTCAACATTCAAATGATTTTTACCGTTCTTGCAAATTAAGCAACTTCAAAAACATTCATGATATTCCCAAAGTAAAATTATTTAGCCTAGTAAAAGACACGAGACCAAGAGCATATAGATTTAATCCTGATCCTGTTGATTTAACTGAAAATTGTGAAAATATGAAGATAGTCGATATGCGTGAACGCATGGAAAATTATCAAGATACTGCTGAAATTATAAATTATTTAGATTTAATAATCACTGTAGACACTTCAATTCTTCATCTTGCAGGAGCTTTAAATAAAGCCACTTACGGTCTTTTGCCATATAACGCAGATTGGAGATGGGAATTAGAAGGAGAAAAAACAGTTTGGTATCCTAGTGTTCGACTATTCAGACAGAAATCATCAAGAGACTGGAACAGTGTCTTTTCAGAAGTAGAAAAGCTTATCAAATAAAAAAAGGACAGGTTTTTTCCTGTCCTTTTTTTTATAATAAAATCAATTAGTTAGCTGGTTGCGAACAAGTTGTGGTTTGATCGCCGGTACAAGTCGTCTTCTTCTTCACGATAACGGCAGCCTTCTTGGCAGCGGTCTTTACGGGAGCCTTAACAGACTTGGCTGTTGCCTTTTCGCCAAGATCAATATCAGAAAAGCCCAATGACTTTGCCAAACTGCGTGCTGCGCCAGTGACACTAGACTTCGTGGGGAACTGAGTGCTGCCATCAGCCTTGCGTGCCAACTTAGTTGGCTTTAGTCCTGCAATGCTTACGGTGCCTTCGTACCATTCGCCAGCTTCGGTCTTGCGATTCGTAACTCTTACAGATAGTGTGTTGCTCATTCTTCTATAACCTTTCTTGTGTATACACATTGGTTGGCTCAATTGTCAACCTTATTTTATTCTATAACTAAAAGAGTAGTCAATCAAGTTTTTTTATTCAAATCTTTCAAAATAAAATTTCTGATTCTTTCAAAATTTTTTGTTTGCGACAAATTAACCCCCAAGGTGGGAATTAGCATCTTTTTATTTTCTGGTCGTCGTCTATGTGTGTAAAACAATTCAATTGCATCTTTGTATTTTATATACATAGACGACAGACTTACCCCTCTGGAGACTTCAGAAAGGTTAAATGATAAAAGAATGCTCAAAACTGTTTTATAAATTTCTTCAATTGGAATTTTTTTCTTAGTATTTCCAACCTTTGCAAAATCAATAAACCAAAGCATGGTTTCTGGATCATATGAGAAACAAGGATTTACTAATCCCGCTTTTTGGTGCGATTCAATAAAATCCTCAATTTCAGAAATATAAATTGCTCCTTGATTCAGATAATGTTGGTAATAATATTGTGCAACAATGCTACGAAAACTTAAAATAAGTACATTTTTATTGTTTTTTGTATGAAAATTATGCCTTAAGCAGAAGGAACAGTAAAAATTTCCTTCGCCAGAAAGCTTATTTATAGATGAAGAATGATCCGTGAACACTTCGCAAGACTTTTCGCAAAAATTGCATTTGCAATAAATTTTTTCGCAAAGTTCTCCAGAAGAAGTTTCTGGCAATGGATTTAAAATAATTTTTGAAATAGAAATTTTTTCAGACATTATATTCTTTTGAAAATTTAATGTGACGTACTACATAGTATTAAGTAAGTTAACTCTACTCAATCATTAGAGCGAGGAAAAATATGAAAACATTTATTCAATGGGCAGGCGAAGTTAAGCGTGAATTACCTGTGTATTCACAAGAAGAAAGCGGTGCTCACCGTCGTGGTGGAATTGCACATTGGGCGTATCCAGATGCTTATGTGCGTGCTCAATATCCTGATCTATACTTTACACCAATTGCTGCTGATGCGTTGCAGAAGATGGGCGATCATAAGCCAAATCGCAAAGCACCTCCAGACAATGCTCCCTGATTATGAATACATTCATACAATGGGCAGGTGAAAACCAAAAAGAACTGCCAGTATATTCACAAAATGAAACTGGTGCCACCAGACGTGCAGGGATAGCACACTGGGCATATCCAGATGGATATGTACGTTCTCATTATCCAGATTTGTATTTTACTCCGGGTGCGGCTGATGCTATTCAGAAAATGTCTCCCGGTCCACCTTTTACTCCATATAAACATCATGTTACGCATATGACTCCACCGGATTATGCGATAGGTCCAAATGGAGAAGAATCACCAGAAGGCGAAATAGAATACGAAACCGATTGATAAAAACCCGGCAATTGCCGGGTTTTTGTTTAACTTCTAGCTTTTCTTATTCTATCGTCATGATCTTTTTCTGTTATAGAATCCTCATGTTTAGGAAGCATTTCTGGCACTCGTTCCCAATAAGCCCACTGATCTTCATTTTGAGGATTTTGAAAAACCATACCTTTTTTCCAATATTTCTGAATTATTTCTTCAACTCGTTCTTTCGTTAAATTCGCTTCTTTTGCAATAGCAGCAATAGATCGCCATTGCCATTTAGAATTTCGTGCTAAAGCAATAAAAAACCCTTGTTCTTCATCACCTTGTTTTGTTCCTTGCGGATACACAGAAGTCCACTTGGGTGGCTTGATAACTTTATTAGACATAAAATTTCTCCAAAAAACATAAAAAGTTTCATACTATATTATTAAGGAGTGTGAAAAAAATCAATCCTTAAATTTTAAAAAAGGCAAAATATGCGAAAAGGACCAAAACTCAACAGATATGAACGTCGTGCTGTTCATGCTGAAAAGCTCAAAAACGACATGTCAGGAACTGGAATTTATGTTTACGAAAATAACACAGATGCAGATTTAAAATTGCCAAAAGCAACGGCATCTGGAATTAGAACAGTTGGACCAAGAAAAAGGTTTCAAGGGGATAGCTATTACATGTCTTGGGTTGGATCACCAATGAATCTACTTCGATTTATTGAAGAAATTTCGCCAAAAGATAATCCTTTTCAAGAAAATACACAGGAGCAAAACATGGAAAATCAGAAAAAATTGTTGTTAGATCAACCAGATACAATTACAAATCAGGGAAAAATTGAACACGTCGTTGTTCAAAACCAACCACAACCGCTTAATGATTCTACTGGACCAGTTCAACAAAGTACTGGAGAAGTCCTTTTGACAGAAGATCCTTTGGATGGCGTAGAAATTATTCTTGGCTAATTTTTATTCAAAAATATGACGGTCGCAAAAGATCGTCATATTTTTTTTAAACCTGCTTTACAACCAGAAAAAAAAGTGATACAATTGTTTGTCAAAAAAAATTCTAAAGGACAACAATGTACACTCTGACGCTCCAACGAACTATGAGCCGCCGCAAAAGCGACGTGTCCATGAAGGAACAAATTGACTATATTGTTTCCAGAGGACTTGCTGGTCATCGAGGACGTACATGGGAAGCATCTGTTCACATGTTTCCTCCCGAACACAATCCAAATGATACTTGGACATTCAAGTGTCGTTTGGATTTTCGTAAAATTAAAGGCGATGTTGCCACTGTTGTCGAAGAAAAACAATGGCGAGACATTAAGAATATGATTGTCCAAACGGGCAAACGTGGACAATTTAAACAAAATTCTTGGACCAATATCGAAGATTCCAATTCTAAAGGTTCTAGCATTTTGAATAATCTTTCAAATACCGCAACGTCTGCAATTAGCCAAGTTAATCAAATTATTTCACCAATTAATGCACCAACATGGCAACAACTTGTTGTGCCGCCAGAATTACTTGGCGATGATAGCGATATTCATTTGGCAAATCATCCTGCATGGAATAAATTGTATGGTGTCGCTCCTCAGATTCGAATTCTTTTGAGCAATATTAAGCGTGCCCAAGAAACAAATGGGGAAAGTCGCAATCACGCTGTTTTATTTGGACATTCTGGATGTGGTAAAACCACAACGCTTCGTTCTTTGGAACAAATGTTCGGAGAAAATAGCGTTTTAAAGCTTGATGCAACCAGTACTACTCGTGCTGGTCTAGAAAAACTATTCTTTAATCAATTGACTGATATTCCGCCACTTGTTTTTATGGAAGAAGCAGAAAAAGCTGATCCAGAAGCACTTAAGATTTGGCTGGGAGCATTGGATGATCGTGGAGAAATTCGAAAGGTTAATTTCCGGGTAAATCAAATTCGTGCTTTGAAAGTTTTGTTCATCTGTACTGTTAACAACAAATCATTGTTTGATCGCATGATGGGCAGCGATGGTAGCGAAGCAGGTGCTTTGTCTAGTCGTTGTGTAACTCAAATTTATTATCCAAGACCAACCGAAATGATTCTACATCAGATTTTGATTAAAGAAATTCGGGAAAAAGGTGGTCGTGAAGAATGGATTGCTCCTGCAATCCAAATGGCTAAAGAATTGGGAGCAACAGATCCTCGAATTGTACGCAGTTATTTGGCGGGCGGCGATAGACTTTTAGACAAAAGCTATCAACGTGACTGGATTGCCGTTTATGAAGCCAGAAAGTCATTTAATAAATAAATTATTCTGCGTATTTTTCAAACAACCTTTTCACTTTATTTAAATGCACATTCATATCGATTCGCATTTGATTTGAATTAACATCAGGATTGTTAATTCCAGCGGAACTTGTAATAGAAACATTTGTTCCTTTTCTGCTCGGAGATAAAACTATTTCTGATGTAGAAAATTCAATTCCTCCTGAAACAGATTCAACCAAAACGGACTTATGAATATATTTGTCGCCCTTTTTTTCTACAGTTTCTTGTGCAACCCAAACAAAAACACCTTTAGCACTATTACGGCGAACTTTTATTTTCCCATTACCTAAATCTTTTACTAAATCTACTCCTGCTGCTTCACGGATTTCACCTTTGTGAGAATTCATCCAAGCATTGACTTTCTCAACAGAAACTTTTAAATTAAATTCTTTATCCAAAGTCGCTTCAGAGTCAGCAGCCAAAGAATAATTGATAAAAAACAAAAGGGAAAATAATGCAAAAACAAACTTGTTCATTTGAACACTCCTGTAATATTAGATAAAGATATCTATGACAAAGGGATAAAAAAAATGAAAGCAGCAATTTTGGCTGGTGGCGAAGGAACTCGCTTGAAGCCTTTGACCAATGTCACAAACAAATGTTTATTGCCGGTTTATGATCAACCAATGATCTACTATCCCATTCAAACACTAGTAAACAGCGGGATAAAAGATATTTTATTGGTTTGCGGTGGAAATTCAGCAGGAGAATTTGTTAGAATTCTAGGAAATGGCGAAAACTTTGGAATCAAAAATCTAAATTACGCCTATCAAAGCAAAGCGAAAGGCATTGCAGACGCACTTTTATTGGCTGAAGAATGGGCTGGAAATTCACCAATTACGGTAATTTTGGCTGACAACATATTTGAAAACCCAATTCCCGATGTTGTTAGCGAATTTGATAAAAACCCCGATGGGGCAACACTATTTCTAACAGAAGTAGAACATCCAGAATGTTATGGCGTGGTAGAATTAGATGATTCAAATGCAATCATCGGAATTGAAGAAAAGCCAAAACAACCTAAGTCTAATTTAATTTCTGCGGGATTGTACATATACGATTCAAGCGTATGGAACAGAATTAAAAATCTAAAACCATCATCCAGAAACGAATTGGAAATTACAGATTTAAACAGCACATATCTACGAGACAATAAACTGCAAGCCCATAAAATCAAAGGTTGGTGGGCTGATGCAGGAGAAAGTTTGGATGGTTATACGCAAGTTTGTTATGAAGTCAGAAAACTTAGGAAAGGAATATAAATTTGCAAGAGCTTATTCTTATGAGAGGGGCACCGGGTTCTGGAAAAAGTTACAAAGCAAAAACGCTTGTTAAAAGTGGAGTCATTTTTTCCACCGATGATTTCTTTTATGTTGATGGAATCTATCAATTTGATTTGTCAAAAATCCAAGAATATCATCAAAAAAATCAAAAACGAACAGAAGATGCGATGAAACAAGGAATTTCTCCTATTGTTGTTGACAATACAAATACAACAGCTTGGGAAATGAAGCGATATGTCAATTTGGCAGATCAATATGGATACAAAATTTCTTTAGAAACGCCAGACACAGAATGGGCGTGGAACTCAGAAGAATTAGCCAAACGAAACACTCACGGTGTGCCAAAAGACACAATTGATCGCATGCTTGCAAGATTCCAACATGAAATTAGCTTGGATGAAATTAGAAATTCATAATTTCTCTTTACAATCTCAAAAATTGTGATAAAATTTGACATCGGATAAATTTACTTTTTCTCAGAAAGAACAAAATGAATTGGTTGAACAACATTTGCTGTTTGACAGATAGCTACAAATGCACACACTATCCGCAATATCCTGCTGGAACAAAAAGGATTTATGCCTATTTTGAATCTCGTTGTGGTTCTTTGTATCCAGAAACGACATTTTTTGGACTTCAATATTTTATTAAAGAATATCTTGAAGGCAAAGTTGTTACAAAAGAAAAGATTGATGAAGCAGAAGAAATTTTCAATCTTCACTTTGGGTCACATGTGTTTAACCGTGCTGGTTGGGAACACATTCTTAAAAAGCACAAAGGACGATTGCCAATCGAAATTAAAGCTGCTCCAGAAGGGAGTGTTTTCAAAGAATCAAATGTTTTGATGACAGTTGAGAATACTGATCCAGAAGCATATTGGCTTACCAATTATTTGGAAACATTGCTTGTTCAGACATGGTATCCTTCTACTGTGGCTACGCAAAGTCGTGCCATGAAAAAGATCATTTTGCGATATCTTTCAGAAACTGGAGATCCTAGTCTGATTGATTTCAAGCTTCACGACTTTGGTTTTCGTGGAGTAACTTGTCCCGAACAAGCTGCAATCGGCGGTGCTGCTCATCTTGTAAATTTCAAGGGAACAGATACTGTCGCAGCACTGATGATGCTTCGCAAATATTATGGCGAAGAAATGGCTGGGTTTTCTATTCCTGCCGCAGAGCATAGTACGATTACTTCGTGGCGTCGAGACAATGAAGTTGAAGCTTGCCGTAACATGCTTAAACAATATCCCACTGGTCTGGTTGCCTGCGTAAGCGACAGCTACGACATTTATAATTGCTGTGCCAACATTTGGGGTGGAGTTTTGAAAGATGAAATTCTGGCTCGTGATGGAGTTTTGGTTGTCCGTCCTGACTCTGGAGATCCCCCAACCGTTGTTGTAAAGGTTTTGGATATTCTTGGAGAGAAGTTTGGCTTCACCACTAATTCCAAGGGATTTAAAGTTCTGCATCCAAAAGTCCGTGTTATTCAAGGTGATGGAATTGATTTCAACATGCTTGATTTAATTTTGGTCATGATGCAAAGTCGTGGATGGTCAGCAGACAACATCGCCTTTGGATCGGGTGGTGGACTTTTGCAAAAGATCAATCGTGATACTCAAAAGTTTGCATTTAAGTGTGCATCTGCCACAATTGGCGATGAAGAACGTGACGTTTTTAAGCAACCAGTTACTGACAACGGAAAGAAATCAAAAGCTGGTAGAATGAAATTGATTCACGATGGGACAAATTATGTCACTGTTCCAGAATCTAGTGAAGGTGAAGATGTTTTGCAATTTGTCTTTAGAAATGGCAAATTGCTAATCGATCAAAGTTTTGCTGAAATTAGAAAAAGAAGTGAAATTTAATATGGGAAAATACATTAGCTCTGCCGCCAAGAAGACGCCACTTATAGATCAAATTGTAAATGTTCTTCGTCGTGGTCCATGTAGTGCAATGCAAATCAGCAAAAGACTTGGCACCAGTTCGAGCAATGTTTCAGCAGTTTGTTATAGAAATTTAGATATCTTCGAAAAGCTTGAAGAAAAACAAATTGGCGATAAAAGACCTGTTTATTTTTGGAAGTTGAGAAATCCAGAATAAAAAAAATCCCCCAGAAATGGGGGATTTTTTTATTTATCTCTTTCATCTAGCCATTCTTTAAAAGACTTTTTATTGGGAAATTTTTTCTTAATTGCCTTCAATAATTCTGGCCAAGCTTTTTTTAATCTTGGATGAAGCCTCATTTCTTCTATTTTTTTTATTGAAGCCCACTTGTAATCATCGTGTTCTTTGGATATTTCCACATCAAAAGGTTTTTTGATAGCAAACAAAAATGTATGAAAATGGTGATCTCCATCAACATCTTGATAATGTCCAAATTGGACACCTTCACATGATCCACATTCTTCCTTCGTTTCACGCTTTGCAACTTCTATAGGCGTTTCGTTTTCTCTTGCTCTGCCACCGGGAATACCCCAACGTCCCTTATTGTCGCTATCGCCATCTCTTTTTAGAAGTAAAATCTTTTTTCCATCAGTAAAAAGAATTCCTCCACCAAGTCTGCCAAAATATTTTTTCATTGTTTTGGTCCTCTCTTTAATGGTACAGGACGAAGATTTGGAATATTTCTATCTGGCTGTCCTTTAAGATGATGCATCGTATTATGTAATTCTTTCGTTATATCTGCTGCTGTATCGGCAGTACATTCTTTGGAACTTTGAATAGAAACTGTTTTTCGATCCTTATTATAAAAGCCTTTACTTAGCACAAAACAGTTTCGTTCATGATTCCATGTGACCATGCCTATCCATTCTCCATTATCCCAATTTCTAGAAGAAACTAGCAATCGCAATGGTTTTTCTGTGAAAACGTGTTTTGTGTGATATCCATATTTCTTCAACGCAGCAGAAACATATCCAAGACAAATCTTGGCGAAACCTTCAAGAGCTTCTTTTTTGTTTGTTCTATAATTAACTTCGATGGCGTATCTTGAAGTTTCAACTGATTCAATTAAATTTTCATGGCGATGTTCATGATACGTTTTCATTGAACCACAAATGCTTGCGCTAAAATATTCTTGGCAAATACGTAAAAAATGGTCTTGAGATACTGTATGTTCAGTATATTCATCAAGATTTTTTTCCTTTCGCCAATTTTGGAAATCTTTCATTTAAACCTCTCATATGAGAAAAATTAAGCTTACATCATACGTGGACCCAACAAATCGCCCCATCTATTAAGTAATTTTTCTTCCCAATCTTTCTTTTCTTGTAAACCCTCAGCTAAAATTGTTTGTCCATCCAACTGAACTCCTCCATTTGGACCGGGAGGATTCATGATCCTGCTACGAATTCTTCCTAATATAATTTTAGCGAATGCCAATGCACCTTCTTGCATTGCCTGTGTAACCAATTTAAAGTCTGGTCTACGTTGTAAGTATCTTACAGCAACTGGATAGGATCTATAAGGAACTGGATATAATTTTATATTGTTATATCCACCTAAAAATTCCCATCCACCTTGTTGTCCAGACACACGGTTGTACATATCTTCGTATTGTTTGTACATTACCCAATCTGACATTTTTCCCCACACAGGCTGTTGCGGGTTAATACCACCAGCAATTGAGCCATATGCTCCTGCGCCCATGTATTCCAGTGGAATCACACCACCCAAATCTGATGCGGAGAAAGCATAATTGGCAGTTTCCTTGTAAGAAATATGTCTTACGAAGCCAACATCATTTGGTAAGGTATAAACACTTTGACCCGGAGTTGTATAAAAAGAGTAATATTGAAAATATTCCATAGGAGCATAATCTTCGAATATCTGAAGAGAAAAATCAATGCAATTCTCTAATTGTTGATCATCTAGTTCTAGAGGAATAACAGGTGCTCCCAACATGGTAAGAACATAATCTTTAATTTGTTCTCTAACCTTTGCTCTATTTCTGCGTGGACCAATTGGATCTATAGGATCTGTAGGTCCAAGATTATTGCAACCCTGTCCACATGAAAGATTTGAAAATTGGTCTGGGGTTGGTCGTGGTATAGAAAGAATATTATTAGCCATAAAAATTATTGCCCCAAATTAATTGTTGTTTTATATATCTATTCAAATTTTGAATAAAAGTCATCATTGCAGTGATAACTATCTTAAATTATTACAGAAAGGCAAATTCAATGGCTAGTTGGCTGGATTACTTAGCAAACCCCCGCAGCAATCAACTTAAAAAGGTAATGTTTGAAGTACTTAAAGAAAGATATTCTCAAAACGACCAAATAATTGAACGAGTTGGAGCTTCGCTTTTGACAGAATCAGATACAAATTCTTTTTTGAAATTAGTGACTGATATTTATGAAACAGCGTATATGAAAGCAGTAAGCGATCATCGTGAACAACTTGCTAAAGCAGGTTTGGTTGCCAGAATTGTGCCACAAAATCAAAAATCAAATGAAGGCTGATACTCTGAAATCATTGCGGTCAATAACCATCCTCCTGCTTTACTTTCTTTGTTTTGGACTTTCCACCACCTTTTAAAGTTGCTTTTTGGATACAGAATTGATCCGGCTTCGATTTTATCTACATCCGTCCAAATCTCTATCATTAAATCTTCTTGTTTTATTATAACGCCTTCAAAAGAAGTAGGTTTTTCATATTGTATCGTGTTATATGTTTCTCCATAAAGATCATCTCTTCTTTGGCGAATTTTAGCAGGAAGACAATGTATAAATGTTTTTTCTATTCCATCATTAGATAATTCTTCTTGTCTTTTTTCGTCAACTTTTACAACTGGAGTTCTATCAACGACAGAATATTCTTTTTCTTGTTCTATAGGCTTTTCGACAACCTTAATTTCTTCTTTTGCATCGTCCAAATCTTGAAGAAATGTATTTTTTACTTGAAAATCCGAAGAAATAGGGTCTACTTTTGAAGTATCTTCTGCTTTTTCATCTTGCCATTCCATATTGTGGACTTTGAATTCTTCCCATATCTCTTGTGATTTCATGACAGGATTTGGAGATCTAAGCTTATATACTGTACCATTTTTATTATAAAGTGCCATGTAATATATATCTCCAGATGGTTTTAGAAAAGGAAAATAAAAATGTCTCTAGTAGTTCCAAATGATTCTGATGTTTTAATGTTAAAGTATATAGTAAACAATCTCGCACAAGATGGAGGATCACCACCTTCGGGCGGTCAAAGACTTTTGCGACTTTTTACGAATAATTTAACTCCGGGAAAATCAACAACAATAGCCAACATAAATGAAGCCACAGCAACTGGTTATTCTCCAATAACTCTCACAGGAACAAGTTGGACAGTTACCTCAAGTGCCGGAACAAATTCTGCTGTTTATAACCAGCAGACATTTACTTTTACAACAGGCTCAAGTGTTTACGGATATTATATAACAACAATTGCAGGAGATTTGTTATGGCTAGAAAGATTTTCTGTTGCTCCATTTGTTCTTCCATCAGGCGGTGGAGAAATCGCAATAACTCCAAAACTTAATTTAAACTAAGATATATAAAAATATGCCACTACTAAATTCTGATGGAACTCCGTATAAACTCAATGGCAGCGTTCAAATGTTTGATCCGCTGAATCCACAATTTGAGTTATTTAATTTATGGGATCAAGAAGCAATATTGCGTGGCGGTTCTCCAATTTATTATTATGAAGTAATTATAACTCCAAATATGATTGACCCGATATATTTGGAAGCCAGAAACAAACTTTTTAATCCAAACCCTGTAGAATTGTGGTGCAATTATGAACCAATTCCTTCACAAAACCTATTAAATCAATTTGGAATTGATGCTCCAGATGAAATGAAATTTGAATTAAATTACAGAGCAGTATTACAAAATATTGGGCATCCACCTAAAATTGGATCTCGATTATTCACGCCACACCTAAAAGAAAATTGGGTAATTGTTCAAAGAAATTTAGGTGAATTTAAAATGTGGGGAGTTTTGAGAATTGAACTTATTTGTCAAAGATTCCAAGAAGATGTGGTTACTGGCGAAGGTAGAGTGACAGAAAAACAACCAGATTTAAAAATTAAAATTGTATAAGGAAAAAAATGAAATCTTTTTTTGAATTTTACCAAAAAATGTTACATGAGCAACAAGTAGCACCAGATGCCATGACCACCGGAACAGATGATGGTGCCTTAATGAACGTTCCATCAACACAAAATCCTCCACAAGATCAAAACCAAGGACAAGAACCTTCGCAAGACATGTCTGGTCAAGAAGATCAAGCACCAGATCAAGCACAAGCCCCGGATGCCACACAAGATCAATCACAAGGAATTGCACCGCCTGTTGGTTTTGAAGAAATTTCAAAGGCGATGGACACACTTCAAAAAACCTTGCCACAAGATGATGAAGAAATTGCTGCAAAGTTTAAAGAGTTTACAGATTTGCTATCCAAAAAAGGAGTTTTTGGAAAAGACCAACAAGCTAATCAATAATTTCAGGCTTTTTAACAGATTCAAAAACTACAGATTGAAGCATCTTAGATCTCAAATCAACATTAAATAAAGTTGGTTGATGAATTTTTGGAAAAAATTTAAGAGGCAATTTTGGTTTCGGAAAAGAACTAATAGGAGGTTCAAGAATAAATATTGGAACTCTATTGGTTCTTTTTTTTATTTTAAAAGATTTCACAATTTCCTTTTTTTGATGAACGTATTTTTAATTTTTTTATGTTTTACATTCTTTTTATCAAGAGAGTCAATTAAATCATAAATTCCTTGAATTCCTTTTTTGGCAAAAATAGAACTCAATATTTTATATTTGTCGTCAAAATTGTTTCCTTTATAATCAAACCAATCATTTTTTACAATTTGTTTGCGATATTTATCAATTTGAGCATCAAGATGGGCACGCTGAAATTGTTCAACCTGAGACATTTCCTGAATATCATATTCGACTTTTTTGGGTAAAACCAGTGCCTGACCATATGGTTCGCCTTTTCTAAAAATAATTGTTTGTCCGGGAACTGGATTTTTAAAAACGACAAAAAATATTTTTGACCACCATTCTGTTTGAATATGTGCGGGTAAAGCACAAGGAACCGTTGTCGTACAATCAGTATAAAATCTAGGATGTGTTTCTAGCCTTAAAATATAACCAGACGGCACCTTGATATCTAATGCAGAAGTCATGCCAAAATGTCCGGGAGAAAAAGAAAGAAAAGGAGGCAAATTTACATCTTCGCACATTTTATTTTCTTCAGAGAAATCTCCTTCAAAAACAATTTCTCCATCGATATTTTTGACATGACATTCTGTGTCAAATGGATAACAAAGTTCTAGACCGTATGTGGTTCCTTCAATAAAAGGCGTGCAATGCCAAGGTTGTGGTTTGTCGCCACTAGTATGATTATTAGGTTCTCCTGCCCATCCGGGTATCTCTAATTTTGTTAAACGAGGGGCAATTCCATTGTACCATTTTCTCCATTTTATTTGTAATTTTTCCATAATTTAACTTCCAAATGACTAACTAATTATAGGAGAAGTAAATGACCAGCACAAATAATCCTAATCAACAACAGAAAAGTCTAGTTGAATGCAACGACAAATCACCTTTGCCTCCTGATATCAATCTTGATAATTCACCGCCTTATTGCGGCGTAAACGATCCAAATAATCTTAGAAGCATCAATGATGATAGTCTAAATTGGCTCAAAGATCAAACCATGAAAAAGACTGGTTTTGGAGCAAGGGTTGATTGTGATCCTATGCAAACTGGTCAAATTTTAAATGATCCAGAACAACCAGATAGAACAACAGTATATCGTTATTCAAAATCAATTCGTGGCACAGATGAAGCCATGCTTGATATGTTTAAAACAATTGTCGTAATTGATGAAGACGGCAAAGCTTGGCCAATTCCTGTTGTACTAGGACCGCCAGAAAAAGCAGTTGCTGCAATTGTGCAGGACAATGTGAGAAAAGACGAAACACTTGTTGTGGATAGAATTAAGTTGCCATTGATGGCATTAACGCAAAAAAGTATTGATTACGACTTAAACAGATACACATACCATAAGGCTTTAAATTATTTTCGTGGACCTGATGGAAAACCCGGAATTACCATAAAGGAACAATTTGAAAAAGATACGGTTTTTGGATTTGCCAGAGGCATACCAATCAATATTGGGTACTCTTTAACTGCATGGACTATGTATCGTGAAGATATGAATCAAATTTTAGAACAAATTTTGTCAAAATTTAGCCAAATTGCATATATAAGAGTAACTGGTGTACCGTGGGAAGTAATTGTTAAATTGGATTCGATGGCCAATAATATGGACTCCGAACCGGGCGATCAAAAAATTAGAATAGTAAAATATGAATTTAATTTTACAGTACAAACATATATACCACAACCAATCCAACGAAGAAAGGCTATTTTAAAGACAAAAGTTGATTTTGTTGATGGCTTAACTGAGGAGGAAATCACCGAAGTGATTGCGAGAATAGAAGAATCTGTTAAGGAATTAGAATGTTAGAAATAAAAAATAATAAAAAATTTCCAGTCCAATTAATAGTCCGATCAAGAACAAAACCCCGTGCATTTACAGTTTTAAATGTTCCGGGAGTTGGCTGTGGAAAAAATATTTATTTTCTTGAAGATGAAAGATCAACTGTATACATAGATAAAGCAGAAAAAGATGGATTAATTTCCATAAAGCAAATATAAAACAAGTTATGAAAGGGAGAATAAGACTATGGCGATTTTAATGGGTTTCCCGCCTTCTAACACTATTAGCCCAAGTGTTAGAATAACTGAGAGAGATTTGAGCTTCATTGCTCCTCAACAATCTACAAACAATGCGGGCTTGATTGGATTTGCCTCGAAAGGCCCGGTCAATTTGCCGACCCTAATTTCGACAAGTCGTCAATTAACAACGATATTTGGTAATCCACATCCAGATGTCGGCGATCCTTTCCTCATATATGCTGCTCAGCAATATTTGCTAGTAGCAAACACACTATATGTCGTTCGTATTGCAGACACCGATCCAGTAAGTGATGAACAAGCTTTAACGGCAACAGTTGATGTTCCAGCAGCAGGAACAATAATTGATATCGTTTCAACAACAGCCGGTCCTTACAGCTTCGACACAGATTCATTCTTTAGATGGAAACTTAATGGAGTTCTATCTTCAAAGACTTTAGTTGTTTTATCTGATGCAAATCGTCCTGCTCCATATACTGGAATGGCTTATAGCACCGATGAACTCGTTGAAGAATTAAACAGTCAACTAGATATTCAAAGTGAAGGAATCGAATTCCACAAATACACATCTGGACCAAACGATTATATCGCAGTTAAAACAGTTTGGGCATATGGTCTTGATTCTTCTCTAGAATTCGTTTCTGTACAAAATGCAATTTATGGATATGACGGAGTAACTGGATTGGGTTCAGGAATGACCCAAGCATTAGTTGTTGGATCTCTTTCAAAATATCCAAGTTCGGAATCTGTCGCAGGTAATTACAACCTAACTGGACTAACTGGATTAAATCTCCAAATCGTTCTAGACGGCACAGATAATGTTCTAATTGACGGAATTGTCCAGACCATTGATCTCTCCGCATTAGAAGGCAGCACACATACGATTGGCGATATAGTAACAGCAATTAATGCAGAAAAAGTTGAAAACGGTGGAACTCTTCCGGGAGGATGGGATGCAGTTGCAGTTGGAAATAACCTCCAATTCGTAACAATGGCTAGTGGTCGTGATTCTAGATTAAGAATTAAGTCGCAAAGCACTGCTGCTACAATTTTTGGGCTAGATACTGTTACACATGCCGGAACAAGTCCATCAGGCGCAACAAATGATGTTGCTGTAACAACATTTGGAATTATCACTGGTGCAGCAAACGTAACAAATGACGTTAGCTTTACCGTCAATGCTGATAGCCCCGGAATTGATGGAAATATGACGCAAGTTGTTATTAGCAACGACACCAGAGACAATCACTTTGTGATAACTGTTTACAACAATGGCAATCCAGTTGAAACTTGGGGTAGTTTAACAAAAGACACTGCAAGTTCATACTATGTCGAAACTTACATTTCTTTAGTTTCAGATTACATTCGTGTTACTGACAACACCAGTGTTGGTGCTGGTCCAAAGAACGGAACATACACATTGGTAGGCGGAACCGATGGTATTCCTTCCGATCCAGATAAACAGGATGCATTACTAATCGGAGATCCTGTTTCATACACAGGCATCTATACTCTATCTGAACCTGAACAAATTAACATTGACTTGGTTGCCGTTCCCGGACACAGCAGCACAGCAGTGATTCAAGCATTGCTCAATTTGTGTCAGTCTTATCGACAAGATTGCTTGGCAATCATCGATCCTCCATTCGGCTTTACAGTTGAAGAAATTATCGCATGGCAGAATGGAACACATCCATTAAACAACGATAAGTTTGATTCAGATTTTGGTGCTCTATATTGGCCTTGGGTAAAACTCTACGACACACACAACCGTGTTGATGTTTGGGTTCCACCAAGCGGATCAATAATGGCAGTTATTGCCCGCAGCGACTTCATAGGTGCTCCTTGGTTTGCCCCTGCTGGCATCACCCGTGGTGCGGTTCCAACAATAACAGACGTTTACAGCAGACCAACGCTTGCCCAGCGTGATTTGATGTACGGAAATAGCAACTGTATTAATCCTATTGTCCAATTCCCAGATGTTGGCGGATTCTTGGTTTGGGGACAAAAGACTCTACAACGTCGCCCATCAGCCTTGGATCGTGTTAATGTTCGAAGAATGATGTTCTATGTAGAAAAACAGATTCGTATTGCAAGTAGATCACTATTGTTCGAACCAAACGATGATACGTTCCGCACAAACTTTGTGAAAATTGCATCAGCAATTCTAACAAAGGTTAAAGTGGGTCGTGGACTAAACGACTTCACGATTCTAGCGGACACCACTATCAATACTCCAGATGTTATTGATAGAAATGAATTCCGAGCACAAATAGGAATTCAGCCAACGTATGCTGCTGAATTCATTTTCATAGAATTTTCTATCAATAAAACAGGCGATTTTAGTTCTCCTGCTTAAAAATGATTAATTATTTTAAATTTAAAACAATAAAATTAAAAGGAGAAACACATGGGACGAGCAATGGGACTAGGAAAGCTAGGCGGAAATAACCTAGTTTTCAAAAGAAAGTTTAGATGGACGTTCGCCGTGCAACCATACTGCGGCAGATCAGCCGGAATTCCAGAGTATTTTGTAAAAACCTCTGCAAGACCAAACGTTACAATTGAAGATACAGAAATTAACTTCCTTAATGGAAAAATGTGGATTCCCGGAAAAGCAACATGGGAAACAATCACAGTTACATTTTATGATCTAGCAAGTGCTGACACTGGTGGAATTCAGTCTCTTTATGGCTGGTTAGCAACTGTATACAATTTTACAGATCCTATTAATTTGCAGCAGTCTTCAAGAAAGGGAGATCGCAGCACAACTGGCTATGGTGCAGACGGTACTCTAACACTATATGATGGTTGTGGAAACGGATTAGAAAGATGGACATTAAGAAATATGTTTCCAAGTGCGATTAACTTCGGAGAACTAGATTATTCATCTTCTGATGAAGTGACAATCGAACTAACCATTCGATATTCAGACGTTCAATTTGAAAACCTATGCGGTGGAGGCTTCGAGTTCTGCTGCGACGGTTGCGGACCTTCTAGCGGAGGAGTGGCTGGCGTTCCTCTGTCCTAAGAACCGAAATTCATCAAAGATCTTTAAAAACCTTATATTTAATTCTATATTAAATATAAGGTTTTTTCAATAAGTGAGGGAAAATGGCAAGATCAATGTCTTTTGATTTTGGATTATCAAATCCAGAAACATGCTTTAAAAGAAAATTTCGATGGTTATTTAAAATTGCCGATGTAAGTGCAGAAGGAGTTGATGCACTACCTCCTTCTAGGGGTTCTAGACCAAGTTTTAGTTTCAAAGAAATTGAAGTGCAACACACAGCCGAAACTATTTATTTTCCCGGAAAACCAGAATGGAAACCTATAAGCCTGACGCTTTATGACCTAAAAAAGAATGTGATGAATCCTGTCTTTGCATGGCTATCTGAAGTTTATAATCCCCAAAATAATAGCCTATACAAACCATCTTGCAATGGTTTCAAAAAAGACGAAGCTACGCTAGAACTGTATGATGGATGTGGAAATACAATTGAAACTTGGGTATTTGAATCGATTTGGCCACAGGCAGTCGATTTTGGAGAATTAGACATGTCTCAAAGCGAAGTTGTCACTTGTGATTTAACACTTCGCTATGACAGAGCTTATATCAAATTAAATCCACAATAAAAATTTAATTTTCTTCTTCATTATCTTCTTCTATTTCGTCTGCTAATTCTCTTTTCAATAATTCCTGACACCCAAGTATTGCATCTTCTAGATCCTTGGGTTTACATTTTAAAACTCGACAAGCACCACTTTTGTTGAGCCTTCCTTTTTTCGTATAAACTTTGCCGTCATTTAGAAGAAAAGCATCAACGAGATCGCCATAACCATTATCAATTAATTTTTGAATTAATTCTTGATTTTCTAGTTGATGAAAAACATTGCTATAATTTATCATAATTTATCACAATAAAAGCCAGAATGGAATTATTCTGGATTAATTAATCAATTATATAGTAATCTACAAAAAAAACAAGTTTTTTTGGAAAAATTAATCGTAAGATAAATTATTTTGAGATTTATGAGAAATTTTATTTTTTCCATTAAAAGAATTTTGCCCAATTTGTTGTTGCACAAATTCGGCAAATTTTCTTTTTAATTCATTATGATTTCTGTGTGTTCGATATAGTTGTCGATATGCATTTAATTGAACAGTAGTTAGATAATTAAAAGCTTTTCCTTTTTTTGCATCAAATTTATCTATCTTTTCAAAACATATCATAACACCTTCTTGTATGGCATCGTCTTGATCTATGAGATTAAATTTAGCATAACGCACGATATTTTCAGCCAAAGTATAAAATGCACCAGCAAGTTGTTGTTGGATTTTTTGAAAATCATTTGTTAAAGCTTGATATTTCGCTTCGGCAAGAACCCAAGAATCTGGTTTACGAAATTTGCTTCGCTTTGATGTTCTTTTTTCTGTGGCAGCTATGTCTTCAATAAATAACTGATATTTAGTACGTTCTTTTTTTATCTTTTGAAATTCTACAATTAACTTTTCCAAAGATTTATTGTTGAGATATTCTGTAGCCATAAGCTCCTTAAAAATTCAATAGAGAAATTGAAATATATATACCACGCCTAACGTCAATTCTCGCTTGCTCATAATTTCAAGAGCTTTTGTCGCATTCATTGCGTACACAAATTATAGTATGCCTAACTATTATTTAATTATGGAAATATACCAAATTTTAATTTCTTTGCTAGAAAGACCAGATTCCCCAAAATATTATCGGGAATTAAGAGATTACTATCAAAAATTAGGATTGGAAAATGAAACAGAAGCAATTACCTATTTAATAGAAAGGAAATTTAACAACAAAGATGTATTCTCCGTTGACGATTCAAATAATAGCGATGAATGATGAATCCACAATTGGAAACACTTTGGAATCAATTGCTTCACTTAATTCACAAATTCTAGTTGCAGATTTGGGATGTACCGACAAAACAATTAGCATCTGCAAAAAATATAAATGTAAAATAGAAAAAATGCATTTCGACAATGATTTTTCTTTGATTAGAAATAATCTTATGAATTTGTCAAATACTAAATGGAATTTATTTTTAGATCCTTGGGAAACATTCTTGGCAGGCAAAGATGTCATATCAAAATTGATTGCAAAAGAAGCATGTGCTTTTAAATTTAATATAATACAAGGAGATATGATTACAAAATCGATTAGATTATGGCACAAAGATACGAAGTTAGTTTTCAACAATCCTGTGTTCGAAACATTAGTTGGAGAATTCCCATCACAAAATTTAGATGTTTACATATCTTCAAACAACAAAAAAAATATAAATTTAAATTTAAAAATAGCAAAACATTGGCAAGAAAAACACCCTTTATCTAGCGATCCAATTTATTACTTGGCATGTGCATATTTAACAGAAAAAAATTGGAATAGTTTTTTAAATTTTGCTGATTTATATTTGCACCAAGAAAAATCTGAAAATATGTCCGTATTTATGACTCACTATTATTGTTCAATGGTGAATTGTTATGTTAAAAACAAATATCAAGATTCTGCAAAACATATTTTGAGATGTATTATAAAAAGACCAACTATGGCAGAATTTTGGTGTCTACTTGCAGACATATACTACAAAACAAAAGATTACAAAAGAGCTAAAACATTTTATGAAAATGCAATATTAGTAGGATCTAAAAGGTTAAAAAATGATGGGTGGCCTTTAGAAATATCAAAATATAAAGAATATCCGCTTAAGATGATTGAAGCGTGCGACAAAATTAATGAATCTTCACGCCTCTACAGTTCAAATCTTCATAATCCTTAATTCGATCAATAATATTCCTGTTTATCAGAGAAATTTTTTCCAGATGTGGTGCAATGTTGTATTCGCAATTATTTTGATCGCTAATATTTTGAATTGTGCCTTCTATAACTTCTTCTTCTGGATTTAATTTTGCAGAAAGACTAACCCATATTTGTTTTCCGTCTTTTCTGTTAAAAAGAAATCCATAATTAGAAATTTGTCGTCCTTCTTTTATTTTTTCGCACAAACTACTGACAAAATCAACTTCTAAATCTTCTAAGTTATCAACTCCTAATATAGAAAGAGTGGTTTTATTTACATGAAGCAATTTACCATCTATGCTAGTAGTCCAAAGACCCACTGGTGCAGTATCATATAAATCTTTCATGATCCTCCTTTCTCTACAGTATATATGTTTCAATAGAGAAAATCTAATTCATTAACTATCACTGTTACTTCATCTTCATAGCGTGCGATAGCAATTTGTTTTCGACCAGTAGGAAGTCGTTTTAATTTTTCTTCCAGATTATCAATATGACAATTAATTACGCTAAATTTATTCTGAGATAATTTTTGAGCATCGTCTTCAAAGTCGGCTACAGTTCTATTTGGGTAATATTCCTGCAATTGCTGTTTTGCGTTTGTTATAACTTTTTTGTAAAATGGTACATTGCAAGCACAACCGGGATTTTGGAGATATTTTTGAACATCTTCTTGAAATTCGCTAGGCAAATTGTCACGAAATCGACGGTCCCTCAATGCCTGCTTCACTTCCATTAGACCAATTGGTTTGTTGCTCATCTTCTTTTTTATGCTCCACAAATGTAATTTTTCTTGCTTTTATTATATGTCCACATTTTGGACATTTAAATTTTCTGATCTGTTTAAGTGGAGGTGGAACTACCACTTTTTTAGTTAACGGATCAATTTTTGGAGATCCCTTAGGAATTGTAGAAGTTTTAACTTCAATCAGATCTTGGATATCTTTTCCATTTGTTATCCTTTTATAGCAACAATTATCGCAAAAAAATTGATAGTTATTAGTTTCCATTGTTATTGCTCGGCAAATTGACTATGGTTGCTGCTTCAATCCAATTCAAAATCGCAGCAGCCAAATTAGAAAGAAAAGCTCCAGCACAACCACAAGCAAAAACTTTTAATGGTTCTTTTGAAATCCAAACATATCCCATTAAAAAGCCGCACCAAGTGCCGCAACAAAGATAGCAATCTACAACGCCTCCTAAACTTGGAATTCTGATGGTGTTAGCTACTGTTTTAACTAAAGCACGGAATTTTTCCATAATTGAGCCATCCACAATTATAAGGCACATCCCAATAGTAGAAACAACAAATAAAAACAACGATGCAAAATCCATAATCTATCTCCAAAATGTTAAACTAACTTTATCCTTATTTCGATAAACGCAAAACTCTTTAAAAGCAGAAAATTTACATAAATCATTTATTTCATCAACCGTGCAACTTAAATTTGCAATTGTTCTATGATCAAGCCTATCAATCAAAATTTTATCTGAAAAATATTCTTCCAATATTTGGATATGATTTTCATTAAGAGAATTCAATAATTCTAGAGCACTTTTTAAAGCAAGAAATTTCATGCCGGGAATCGTTTGAGATATTGTCCATTGATCAAAAAGATTTTTGAAATCTGGCAAAATATTTCTTATTTTTTTATCATAAAAAATTTGTTCTTCAATATTTTGAATATTTATTTCCATGACACTATTTTAACCTAAGTTGACCATACAAGTATAAGGTAGTAATATAAGGAGAAATTATGGCTGATGAAATTTTTCGTCCAAGACGCCCACAAAATCCAACAAATCCTAATGAAGACCAAAATATGCAAGAAGACCAAAATGAAGCTTTTGATCCCGGAGTTGCCCTAAGAAATCAGATCGCAAAAGAAAAAGGCGAAGATTTAACAGTGCCATCAGAAGGAGCACCATTCAACATTCAAGGAAATGCCCCTACTGAATTTTTAAAAGCACTCAAGGGAATAAAAAGTGGAGAATCTGACGAACCCAAGCGTGGATTTAGCCAAATGGGAAAAGAAGTTGCTCCTGCTCCACAAAAGCCTGCCCGACAAATAAGTTCAGGATCTGATCACTTAAGGGAATTGCTAGAAGGATTAAAAGGAAGTGCGACCACATATGAAGAAGTTGAACTTCCCTCAAAAGGCAAATTTTATGATGGCGAAAATGGTCCAGCCAACGGCATTGTTTCTATTCGACCAATGACAGGCGAAGAAGAACAAATTTTGGCAACGCCTCGTTTTGTCCGCAAAGGGCAAGCAATTAATATGATCTTCCAAAGATGCATCAAAGAAAATTATCGCCCAGAAAATCTTTTAACAATTGACAGAACATATTTGCTGATTTATCTACGTGGCATTTCTTATAGCCCAAGTTATGATGTTGAAATTAAATGTCCAGAATGCGATAAGAAATTTTCGACAACAATTGATCTAAACAGCCTTTTTGTTGAAAGTTGTCCTGATAATTATGGTCCAGTTCTCCAAGACATTCTACCAAACACAAAGCTACCTTTTGCATATCGTCTTGGAACGGGCAAAGATGAACAAGACATCTCAGATTATCGTGATAGAAGAATCAAAGCCTTCGGAGATTCTTCTACCGATGACACACTGACATATAGAACATCTATGCTGCTTGACAACATTGACGGAATTGATAGCAAAAACGAACTTCAAATTCTTTTGAAGAATCTTCCCATCAATGATGTATCTTATATCAGAAATTGCATCAACGAACCACCTTTTGGAGTTGATACAGATGTGGAAATTATTTGCCCAAGTTGTTTACAAGACTTCACAGTTGATTTACCATTAGAGTCAAATTTTTTCTTCCCACGGCGGAAGAAGGGGACGACCCAAGTTTAGCATTATGGAATTCATTAGCTGAAGAAATATTTTTCTTCCAATACCATTTAAGGTTAAATATGGCAGGATCAATGAGTTTGCCAATCAATTTAAGAAAATGGATGATTGACAGATTTATAGATCAAAAACAACAGGAAAATGAAGCAATGGAATCTGCTCGCAGGAAGTCAAGTAAATGATTTTTATTGAAAGAAAGAATAATGTCAAAAACAGTTGAAAGATATCAAAATCCTACTTGTGGCGATACTATTAATCTTCGGTTATTCACATATAACAGCAATAATAGAAGTAATGTAAAATCTATTACCCAAGTAGACATTTATGTTCAAGATGAGAATTCTTCAACAGGATATAGGTTAGTTGAAACAATTCCCGGCTACAATGTTGTACAAGAAGACACTGGCAGATATTTATTGCAAATAACTGCAACAGATTTACTGTATACAATCGGAAATTATCAAGACGTTTGGACTGTTGTTTTTGATGACGACATATGTTCTTCTGCACAAATAACAAATAATTTTCAGCTATATTCCAATCTTTGGTTTACAACCACTATTCCGCCAATTTATGACTTTAATTTCAATTTTAGACCAAATAAAATTCGAAAAGGTACAAAACGGTATCTTTTAATTGAAGTTGTTCCGAATGTTCCACGAGGGGCTGATCTACTATCGTACTACCAAAATCTCGCCATAGTCTCAGATTTGAAAGTATCTATAGAAATTGTCTGTGGGGGGTGTGTCCCAACAGAGCAAGACCTACGCCTGATAGTAGATCAGCAACTCGTGGATTATCGGGAAAAAGGATACGCCTATTATTTCCTAGACACAACAGATTACGACGAAGGCATCTATAACATTTGGTTCGAACTTTCTTTCGGAGAAAATGTTTTCATTTCTGACAAAAATTCTTTTCAGATATTCAGCTAATGGAAAAAAATTCCGATCAAAACCAAGCATACACAGATTACAAAAAAAACAGTCGCTATCGCTGCCCAAAATGCAAAGCCATTCATCATTGGCAAGCAAACAAATGCTTCCGTCCAAAATGCAACTTCGTTGGCAAACTGATCCTAATCAAAAAATGACTTTACAATTTTCAAATTTGTGATATGATTGGATGAAATCTTTTGCCATTGAAGGAAGCAAAATGTCATCTGTTGCAAAGTTGGATTATTTAGTCAAGAACAGCAAAAATGTGCTTTTTATCGGAAAACATGGAGTTGGAAAAACCGGAATAACCGAGGAACTTTTCAATCGACACAAACTCAATTGGCGATATTATTCCGCTTCAACTATGGACCCGTGGGTAGATTTCGTTGGGGTTCCCAAGGAAAAAACCGATGGAAAAATTCCAGAACAATTTGAAGTCATTCGAGAATTGGCAAACATTGATGCAAATTTTGCTTGTGAATGGATTCAAAACAATTGGAAGATGAGTCCAGAATCATCCAGAAAAATTGTTTCTGATGTTATGAATCGGCAACAAGGATTAACATATCTAGACCTTGTTCGTCCATATACGTTCGCAACTGGCGATATCGAAGCATTATTTTTTGATGAATTTAATCGTTCGCCAAAAAAAGTACGCAACGCCGTTATGGAACTCATTCAATTTAAGTCGATTAATGGACTTAAATTTCCAAAACTTCGTCTTGTTTGGGCTGCAATTAATCCAGATGACGATGAAGAAAACACATATGATGTTGAAAAACTTGATCCTGCACAACAAGATCGCTTTCACGTCACAATGGTAATTCCATACAAGCCAAATGCCCCTTGGTTCCGTCAAAGGTATGGAAATAAAATTGCAGATTCAGCAATTGAGTGGTGGGATGAGCTTCCAAAAGAGCAACAAAATCTCATTAGCCCTCGTCGCTTGCAGTACGCTTTGGATTTCTTCGTAAATGACGGCGACATGAGAGATGTATTGCCATTGAAGTGTGGTGTAAGCAAACTCATTTCCGCTCTAAACAATGGATCTATTTCAGACAAATTGTCAGAACTTCTAACCAAAAAAGATGATGTTGAAACCCGTATTTTCCTGCAAAATGAGAATCAATACGAATCAGCAATGAAGTATATTGAAAAATCTGAGACTTTAATCAATTACTTCATTCCTTTGATCCCGAAGGAAAAGATGGCGGCAATCATGAATGACAATGATAAACTTTGTCAGTTTATCATCAACAATTCTACAAAAATTGACGTTTTTGGTAATGTCTGCAAAGAAATTATATCTGCCAATACCAACAAACATCTTGTGCGTCGAATTCGAAGAACATTAACTGAAAATCAGGATCTGGCAGAAAATCTTTCGGATAAATAACATGGACGAAGAAATCAATCTCGACGTTGCATCATTTCCAAAATATAATCTTCGTATTTCAAACGAAGAATGGTTTGAAATTAGCCTTGCTCTAGAACCTCATCATGCTGTGTTTTATAAAATATGGCAAATGGGCAAACCTGTATTTAACGAAGAAATAGAAACTGCTGCTGTTCAGTTTGACGATCAAGGCAAATTCGTATGGTTTCATTTTAATCCTCAGTTTTGGAAAAGATTGCAATTTAAACATAAATTATTTGTTATTAGCCATGAAGCATTACACATTATTTTAAATCATGGTATTCGTACCAAAGATTGCAATGTTAATCGAATGGCAACAAATGTCGCTCTTGATGTTGTTGTAAATCATACGCTTGTAAACAATTTTGGTTTTGCCAGACGAGATATCGTTGATTGGCAAGATTATTGTTGGGTTGATACAATATTCAAAGATAAAAAACCATTGCCCCCTGAGAACGAAATGTATGAATATTATTACAATTTGTTCGAAAAAGTTTATGGGGATGGCGGTCCCGGAGATGGTGAAAATGGACCAAAAACAGTTGATGACCATGATGGTTTGTCATCTGGAAATTGGGGAGAAGTCATAAAAGAACTCAGCGAAAGTCTTTCTGAGGAAGAAAAACAGTCGCTTAAATCAACAGTAAATAAACATTTTCAAAAAACTGAGACTGAGAATCAAAAAGCAGGCACAGGTACAGGTGGGCAATGGGTCTTTGCAAATGTAGAAAATGTTGCTCCCAAGAAAAAATGGGAAACTGTTATCAAAAAATGGAGCAGAAAATATCTTACAACGACCGATAAAGACACAGAGCAATGGGTTCGTCTTAATCGACGCATGTGTATGTTGCCAAACGATATGTTTTTGCCAAGCGATATGGAAATCGAAGAATACGAAGACGATAAAACAAGAATTCAAGTTTGGTTTTTTCTTGATACTTCTGGATCTTGTTGGAATCTCAAGGACCGTTTTTTTAATGCAGCGATGAGTTTGCCAAAAAAACGATTTGATATTCGCCTCTTTTGCTTTGATACAAAAGTTGAAGAAACTACATTGGAAAGCCGCAAAATTTATGGCGGTGGAGGAACTTCATTTAAAATTATCGAAGAAGAAATTCAAAAACATGTTTTACAAGGCGAAAATTATCCAGAAGCCATTTGGGTTATAACAGATGGCTATGGTGATCGCATTAAACCCCAATATCCTGAAAAATGGTCATGGTTTATAACCAATGGCGGCTCTAAAACATACATTGATCCAAAATGTAATTTTTTTAATCTAAAAGATTATGATTGAATTTCTTTTAAGAAAAATTTATCTTCTAGTTCAAGCAAATATTCTAAGGCAACGGCAGTCCATTTGCCATAAATCAACTTATATTTAAATTCATAACCTTCTAAATCCTTGGTGAGCAAAAAAGCAAGCCAAGGTTTTCTTGTTTTTTTCCAGCACAACATTGGTTTTCGATCACATCGCTTTGCATCCGAAGACGCTTGTTCTAAAAATTTGTCTAATTCGCTATTTCCACGAATAAATATAGAACTCATATCTATAGCGTCATAACCGCCCTTGCTTTCAATCGCAAATAGAAATCCAGCAGGAACTATAAGATCTCCCGAAAAAACGTCTCTTGCATGTTTTGGAAGATTATTGACCTGCGACCAACGATTTCCAGAACCAACGCTGCGGCTGAACCCTGTTCCAAATCTTTTGTTTAAAACTTTTGTAAGATCTAATTCGGTTCGATTGCCTTTTTTCTTTCCATCAACTTTTTTCTTTTTTTTCTTAGGGTTTAAAAAGTCATCATCCGAAACAAAATCTTCCGAGTCTTCAAATTCATATGTCATAATTAACTCCTCTGTTATATTTAGAAGAGTTAAATTACAATAATCCTACTCAATGCATCTAATTGTTGTCTCTCATCTTCTAAATTCTGCAATAATTGATCATAATCTTGATCAGTTATTGATCCCTCATTAATTATCATGTCAACGTAGGCTCTTATGCTTTCAACAATAGATATCATTTCGTCGCATTTATGATTAATGCTGCTCATCGATATATAATCTTGATTTTCTTCTACTTCATATTCTTTTTGTATTTTAAATTGACTGATTATTTGATCATTATCATCTAAGTTGGTAATTACTCCAAAAGATGGCTTATTTAATATTCTGTTATACTTTTTGCCATCAAATGTCCAGTTAGACAAGTTTTCTTTTACAACTTCATATCTCTCAACACTTTTTGGGTGTATTTCATCGCATGTTATTTTGAATTGCCATATTTGTTCGACAGGCAACTCAATTAGTTTTTGCGATTTGGCAATAGTTTTAACGCCAGAACATTCATTTACAGCATCTTCCCATATATTTGGCTCAGATATAAAAAATATTTGCCCTAAAGCTTCTCTCATATCTATGATCCACAATGGACGATGTTGATTGCGAAACAACCACATCATTCTTTCACCATTGGGAAGTCTTTCTCCAATACTAACCGCCATGTGCCCTTCATTGATTAAGCTAAAGATATCTTGAATGCCTTCTAAGCGTGTTGGTTTATTTTCAAATATTCTCAAAAGAATCTCTGAATCACAATTAGATGACAATTCATATTTTTGCTTAAAAGCTTGATATTCGCATTCATCAACTCTACCGTTGTGAATTAATCCTAAAGATTTATCTGAAGAAGTGAAAGGATGATTGTTGTGGTTAAATCGTGGCTCGCCAACACCTTTAGACGCACCACGAGCATGAGCAAGCAACAAATTGGGATTGTAACTTGCTAAATTTTTCCATGCTTCTTTTTTAACAAATTGGCTAGCTCTTAAAGGCTCTTTGTGGTAAAGAACACGACCATCAATGCCGGATTCTGTTCCCCAAAATCCTGCTGCATCTAAGCCTCTGGATTCGCTCTTTTCAAACAGTTTCGTTATGAGTTGATAGGTAAGTACAGGCTTTTTGGATTCGCCTATATAACCAGTAAGACCACACATTTGTTTTTCCTTTTAGAATGCACCAAATGGACCTGAAGAGCCTCCCAACGGGGGCGATGCCATATCTTGACCTGTACCAGCAGGCGATACAGCGGGTCCTGCCTGATCAATGTTTGCGGGCTTAACAGGAGGAACAGATTGATCTTTGACAGGTTGGGATACTGATTTATCTGATTTAGTATCATCAGTTGGTGCTACATCGGATACTGCCAATTTGTTTATAGGAACTCCCAAATCAGAAACTAATTTTTCTAAAGCCAAAGATACATTTTCAATTGTTTCTGGTAAATTTTCTTTGTCAGCAATTGATTTCATTAAAGAAACACCTATTGCCTGAAGAGTTTTCAAATTTTTAGCCTCTTCGGGAGGCCAATGACTATGCAAAACATTTCGAATTTGGTTGACAATTCCCTGAGAAAATCTAACTAAATCTC